TACATGCCGTCAGAGTACGCATACGAGATGGACGGTGATTTTGATCGACGCAAGGATTTTGATGATCGCGTCGATGTTGTTCCGGTATCTGACCCGAATGCTGCAACCATGTCTCAGCGTGTTGTTCAGTATCAAGCGGCCCTACAGCTAGCACAGCAAGCTCCGAACCTTTACGACATGGGCAAACTTCACCGACAGATGCTGGAGGTTCTTGGCATCAAGGATGCTGATGAGATCATTAAGCTGCCTGACGACATTAAGCCAGCAGATCCGGTTACGGAAAACATGGCAATGCTGAAGCAGGAGCCTGTCAAAGCGTTCAAGTATCAGGACCACGAAGCACATATCCAAGTTCACTTGGCAGCGGCACAAGATCCAAAGTTGCAAGAGATTGTCGGACAGAGTCCGTTTGCTGGTGCTATCCAAGCCGCCATGTCAGCCCACGTCACAGAGCATGTGGCGTTCCAGTATCGCAAAGAGATTGAAAAGAACCTTGGCGTTGGTATGCCAGATGAGGATAAGCCGCTCCCAGAAGATGTTGAGATTGAAATATCTCGTCTTGCATCCGAGGCGGCTGCAAAGTTGTTGAAGAAGGATCAGGCAGAAATGGCACAAGAACAAGCCATGAAGCAGCAGCAAGATCCACTCACCCAGATCCAACAGCGTGAACTTGCGCTGAAGGAAGCAGAGTTTGAGCATAAAAAGCAGCTTGATGTTGCTAAGTTGCAGTCAGAGTCTCAAGCAAAAGCAGCAAATGTTGAAGTGCAGAAAGATCGTATCGAGTCAGAAGAGAAGCGTGAAGGCGCTAGGCTCGGTGTTCAAATCGCCCAAGATGCAGAGAATATGCGTCGAGAGGATCTAAGAGACGGAATAGAGCTTGGGCGTGAAATAGCTAGGGAGATAACAGGAAACAATGAATGAACTAGAGGCCGTAAGGCAAAAGATTCGTGAGTACATGAACCACATAGCTGACCACATGGCTGGAGGGGGTTGTGAAGACTATAGCTCCTACATGCGACTTGTTGGCAAAGTAGAAGCACTTGCTTTAGTGGAGAGAGATGTATTAGATTTAGAAAAATTGTTCCAAGAGGACTAATACGGTTAACACCGCAAGGTACTGTGAACCTCAATCACTGCAAGGAAGACAGATGTATTCTGCAACTAAAGAAGTCGATCAGAAGGTCGCAACTAAAATACCAGAGCCTACAGGCTACAAACTCTTGATAAAGCCTTTAGAGGTTAAAGAGAAAACGGACGCTGGCATTTACATGCCGGATTCACTGAAATCAGCAGAGCAGACAGCTTCAGTTATTGGCTTTGTAGTCAAGGCTGGCCCTGACGCTTATCAGGATAAGGATAAGTTTCCTAACGGTGCTTATTGCCAAGAGGGCGATTTCGTCATCTTCAGATCTTATTCCGGCACACGCTTCAAGATTGACAGTCAAGAGTTTCGTTTGATCAATGACGACACTGTGGAAGCAGTCGTTGAAGACCCAAGGGGATACAAAAGAGCATGAGTACAAATCCAGCAGAAAAGTTTGATGAGGCACCTCTGGAAAATGAGGTGGATATTGTTGACACCAGCGAACTGGAAATAGATATTGTTGATGATACGCCGCCAGAGGACCGTGATCGTCCAAAGCGAAAGGCGGAAACACAGCCGGAAGCAACTGAAGACGATGAAGTCTCTAACTATGGAGAGAACGTCCAGAAGCGCATAAAGCAGATTAGATACGAGTATCATGAAGAGCGCAGGGCAAAAGAAGAGGCTCAACGGATTCGTGAAGAGGCTGTTTCATACGCTCAAAAAGTTCAAGAAGAAAACAACAAGCTGCGTAAGACCCTTGAAGAAGGAGAGTCTACCCTTGTTGAGCAGGCAAAGGGTCGTGTAGAGGCTCAGATCAACACAGCAAAAGCCGCTTACAAAGAGGCATATGAAACTGGTGATCCTGACAAGTTGATTGACGCTCAGGAGAAGCTAACCGCTCTTCAGAATGAAAAGTTCAAGGTAGAGTCCTACAGGCCAGTTAAGAGGCAGCAAGAGACGCCAGTTCCTCAAGCGCCCCAAGCACAGCCATCGCAACAACAAAAATATGAAGTTGATGACCGAACAAAGCAGTGGGCATCTGACAATAAGTGGTTCGGTGAAGATGAAGAAATGACTGGATTTGCCTTCGGAGTCCATGAGAGGCTCAAAAAGAATGGTATTGATCCAATGAACCCGGAAAGGGTAGAAGATTATTATAGCGCAGTCGATGAGGCTATGCGTAAAAGATTTCCAGACAAGTTTGATGAGGTTGAAGTTGAGGAAGCACCGACCCGTCAAACTGGTAACGTGGTTGCCCCCGCTAACCGGAGTGCAAAAAAACCACGCAGAGTGCAGCTAACCTCAACCCAAGTTTCTCTCGCCAAGAGGCTTGGTGTAACGCCTGAACAATACGCGGCGCAACTTTTAAAGGAGGCATCTAATGTCTAACCGTACACCTCGCTCAACCGAGTCAAGAGACAAGCAAGAGCGCAAGAAGTCGTGGCAAAGGCCGACAATGTTGCCTGATCCAGAGCCTCGTGATGGTGTTGAGTACCGTTGGGTACGCACATCGATCATGGGTGATGCAGACAACAAGAACGTGTCGTCTAAGTTCCGCAATGGGTGGACACCGGTTAAAGCAGAAGATCATCCTGAACTACAGGTAATACCCGATCACGATTCTCGTTTTGAGGGTAATGTTGAGGTTGGAGGTTTGCTTCTTTGCGAAAACTCCACAGATTACGTTGAATCAAGAACTGACGCGCACCAACAGATGAACCAAGATCAGCAGGATGCTGTTGATAATAGTTATCTCCGTCAATCTGATCCACGCATGCCCGTTCTGAACCCAGAGCGCACGACTAAAACATCGTTTGGTAAGTAACCCTTGTGGGGCGCTTACCATTTTTGAAATGGCTTGATTAGAAGGAGAGAAATATGTCTTCAGCAGCCGCTCCCTTCGGTCTGCGCCCGATTGGTCGTCTAGACAGTGGTTCTCTTGAGGCTTTCCGCCAGTATCCGATTGCATCGGGTTATGGCACAGCGATTGCCACAGGTGATATCGTACAACTGGTTGACGGTGGAACCGCAACCACAATCGAAAAGCAGTCCGGCACAGGGGACACATCAACCGCAATCGATATGGTTGGTGTTTTCCTTGGGTGTTCGTATACAGATCCGAACACCGATCAAAAGACGTTCAGCCAGCTATATCCGGCAAGCACAGCAGCTTCCGATATTATGGCGTATGTCGTAGATGACCCAAATGTTCTGTTCACCATTCAAGCAGATGGTGCGCCGACTAACACTGGTGATATCTATGGCAAGAACACCGCTCTCGTACAAACCGCTCCAAATACATCGCTGAAGATTAGCCGTGTTGCATTGGATATTTCGGAGATCGGCACAGATCCCCAGCTTCCAATCCGCATCATCGACTATCTTGGTGGTGATCAGGGCGACGAGAAAGGTACGTCTTTCCCGGTATTGGTGTGTAAGTTCAATTACCACCAGCACACATCAACAACTGGCTCGGCGTAAGGAGTAGAAAATGGCTATTACACGCGCACAACTCCTGAAAGAGCTGCTTCCCGGTCTTAACGCACTGTTTGGTCTTGAGTACGAAAAGTACGAAAACGAACATGCTGAGATCTACGAAACAGAGAACTCAGAGCGTAGTTTTGAAGAAGAAGTAAAATTATCGGGTTTCGGCGCAGCGCCTGTTAAACCCGAAGGTTCTGCTATCAGCTTCGATTCAGCGCAAGAGTCGTACACTGCTCGTTACAACCACGAAACGGTTGCCATGGGCTTTTCTGTGACCGAAGAGGCCATGGAAGATAACCTGTACGATGCTCTTTCGGCTCGTTACACCAAAGCCCTCGCACGGGCTATGGCGTACACCAAACAGGTCAAGGCAGCAGCTTTGCTCAACAATGGTTTTACCACCTTCAATTCTGGAGATGGCGTAACCCTGTTCAGCACGGCTCACCCGACTGTAGCTGGTGGCAACAATGCAAACCGTCCGTCAACAGATGTTGATCTGAACGAGACATCACTGGAAGACGCAGTAATCAAGATCGCAGCTTATGTAGATGAGCGTGGCCTTCTGATTGCAGCGCGTCCTCGCAAGCTGATCGTCCCGCCAGCATTGATGTTTGTTGCAACTCGTTTGCTGGAAACAGATCTGCGTGTCGGCACAGCTGACAATGATCTGAACGCCATTCGTTCTAACGGCTCTATCCCAGAGGGGTATCGTGTCAACCACTACCTGACCGATACTGACGCATTCTTCCTGACAACTGATGTTCCTAACGGAATGAAGCATTTTGTCCGGACGCCAATGGCAACCTCTATGGATGGCGACTTTGATACTGGTAACGTCCGGTACAAGGCTCGTGAGCGTTACAGCTTCGGCGTATCCGATCCGCTTGGAATGTACGGTTCTCGCGGAGGTTGATTTAGTCTCCTAAAAGTTACCTGTAACTTTCTATGCAAGAAAAATAAGAAGGGCGGTTTCACACCGCCCTTTTTTGTGTATACTAATTAAGAACCTTGACAGCTTTAAGCTGACACTAGCCACGACAAGGAGTTACTCATGGCCAATACTACGTTCAACGGTCCCGTCCGTTCAGAAAACGGATTCCAAGTAATTTCAAAGGACGCCACCACAGGCGTTGTCACCACCGTTTCAAGCACAGCTTCAACCGGTATCGTGACGAATAAGTATGTTAAGCATGTCGGCTTTGCTACGGGTGTAACAGTAAACACCACAGCAGGAGACAGCCCAACCATTGGCGAGTTCACACAGCCAGCAAACACAATCATCACTGATATTAAAATATTTTGTGATGTTTCTCCCGTTATTGGGACAGGCGATATTGGCTATGAGGTTGGCACATCTAGCTCTGGCGCACAGATTGTTGCGGCTGTTACTGATGAAATCCTTGATGGTGGTACAACCGTTGTCGCACACAACGTAACGACCACGACCTTGGTCACTCAAACGCAGAGCGGAACAACGGCTCCAGCTTCTGTACAATACACAGACACGGCAAGAACGATCTTCTGCAACATCACCAATACAGTAGATGCAACAACGGCAGGCTCCTTTACCTTCATTATTGAATACGTTCAAATAGCGTAGTAGGGGGCAATCATGTCAGCTTCTGATGTATTCGCAGTAACCAAGACAGCGGACGCAACCGTCTTTGATGGTCGCGCTAGAGTGCGTCAGATCCAAGTGGTGACAGCAGGTTCTGGAAGCCCGCAAGTTGTTTTGAAAGATGGAGGTTCTGGCGGCACTACTATGCTAGACCTCGCTTTCGGCACGGGCAGCACATTCTCTGTAAACATCCCTGATAACGGCATCTTGTTTAATACGGATGTGTATCTGGATCTAACGGCCTGTTCTAGTGTGACGGTGTTTCTCTCGTAGGGGTTATTCATGGCAGAGCGTAAGGCTAAGATGCCCCCCAGAAACAAGAAGAACTTTCGTTCCACAAAGTCCGGCGCTGGCATGACAAAGGCTGGCGTTGCGGCTTACAGGCGCAAGAATCCCGGCAGCAAGCTAAAGACAGCGGTTACAGGCAAGGTAAAGCCCGGAAGTGCAGCAGCGAAGCGTAGGAAGTCTTTCTGCGCCCGTTCTGCTGGGCAAATGAAACAGTTCCCCAAAGCGGCCAAGAACCCTAATAGCAGGCTGCGGCAGGCTAGGAAGAGATGGAAATGCTAAACACTAACTTCATAGCCGGGACATTGTTTGTTTCCATTATTGGCATGTGTGCCACGGGTGTCACATGGATATCGTCTACATTGATTGGCGTGGATAAGAACGTGGCCGTTATGGCTGTTAAGATTGACGACAACAGTCAGAAGATCGATGAGCTTCACGATATGCTGAAGCCAATGTGGGAAGAGTTCACAGGAAGGACTTACGATGACAATCTCGCGAGCTTCCATGCAGCAGCAGTTAAAGGGGAATAAGATGAAGAAGAGTAACAAAGGCCCAGCTAGGCCAAAGTCAATAAGAGAGTCTTTGAAGGATGCTTATCGAAGCAATCTAAAGGAAGAGAATTTTTTGGCCCCTAAAAGGTTTGATCCTAAAAGTGGCATTGCAGTTAAGGACAGTAAGGTTCGTCAGAAAAGGGCCTACAATAGGACCATAAAAGAAAACCCAAAGGCCGTCGCAAGGGTTAACAAGAAGACACAGCAAAACAAGAATGTTGGTGGTTTTCTAGAAACATTCTCTCCAGCCTACAGCATTGCTAAGGGCAAGGGGCCAATTGGTGAGATGGTTCGTGGCGGCAAGGGCATGGGCGTTCTTGGATTGATGGCCAGCCAAGCTGACAAAAAAAAGAAAAAGGCTGGATCAGACGCAATGAAGGCAACCGGAATGGCTGGGGCCGACAGGATG